CGACAGCGAAGATTATCTTACCAGATGTATTGCCAAATGTCAACAGTTTTTTTAAATTTATTTTATTTTTATTTTCCCCTTTATGAGGATGCCCAAACACGCTTGTATTATGCGGTGATTTGGGCTTGAGTGAAGTCGATTATTTTGACTGGTGAGCCAGTGTATAGGCAGACACGCAATATACATTTACTGTTTTTCCGCTACGGCTGTTAAAAAACACGCTGTCTCCTCTATGACTGTAAATTGGATGTGGATGGGCATCCTGTCCCAGCCAGTCGCTTTTATGTTTACAGAGCGGAATCCATGTAAGACTGCCATCATTCCAATTTGGTATTACTTTACTGATATATTCCCCATCCTTCTTATGGGGATCAGGGCCATTATCCGTACTGTTTTCCCTCACCGCTTTTATTTCCCAGGGATATTTAAAATATCCGTCACATACCAGATTTCCTTCATGATCCATTGTGAAATGTCCATAAGCATTATAATCATCCGGAAGGGCAATTTCCCAATAGCGTTCGGAAGCCAATTCATATTTTCCTACCATTGCAGGACCATTTTCATAACCACCATGATAAATAATTGAGGAACCATCATCACTCCACATCTCATGGCAAACCCAGTCTCCTGCCTTGCGTTCATATCCTTTTGTATTTCCAAGCGTATCCTTTCCTTCCGTTCGGACCGGATAAAGCTGATCCAAGCGGTGGTCATAGATCCAAATTCTCCTGATTCCGCAATCAAAGCTTGCCCATTCATGGTTATACATAATCAGCTCTGAATCAAGAGGATGAAACTGTACATGCGTAATCCAGCACAGAGGAATCTCCTTTTCGTAAAGAAGTGTCCCATTTTCTGTATCATAAACACAAAGATAGCTGCTTAAATGCTCCTGCTGCACTCTCCCATCTATATCGTAAGCAGGTCTTCGATCCAATCCTGTTCCCTCAGTGACAGGATCGAACTCCAGACAGCGACCGTCTGTCATGGGAACACACAAGCGTTTTCCGTCTCCGCTTATATGTGTAAATGCCGTTACACGGTTCTCAGGCACCTGTGCGAGTATCTTTCTGTTTCCGCTCCGTTCTGTCTTATAAATCATATTATCCTGTATGTAATACACAACTTCCCGTTTATAATCCAGACACACGCTGGCCTTTCCCAATCCCTCTCCAGGAGTTCCATCAAAGTAAACGTAGCTCTTTAAAATTCCTTTATGATTATCTGTTAAATACGTTTCTTCTCCTGTAACCAAATCTCTCACGATCACATTGGGAGAGCCGATCTTATCGCTGATCATATAAACCCTTTCACCATCCTCAGACAGCGATGAACAGGTAAAATAAAGCAGCTGCGTATTAAATATCTCTCGATCCCGCGGATCACTCACCAACATTCTTCCGTTTAACTGTGATTCGATCATATTCATGCCTCCTCCTTAACTGTTAGCTTAATTCAATATTACCACTTCGTCTCCAGAAACTCGGTATAGGCAGTAAATTACACCTTACCTGACATGAGTTTCCTTCCAAATTCAATCTGATTACAAAAGCAAACAGAACTATTTAATAAATTATACCACACTTTTGTACCTCTGACATAAAACAGAACACTTATATTGTCTACCGATTTTTAGAGAACGCAAAAGGCCGGAACCCTCGAAAAATCAAGCAATTCCAGCCATAAAAAAAGCGCGAGACGGGATTCGAACCCCTAAGATTATGCATCCAAAAACCGCTTAAATACAAGATTCCTTATAAATGCGTTGTTTCCTTATTATAACATATTCATTTTTTGTTATTAATAATACGATTTATAGCAGTATTTTAACTACTATGCAACACGAAAATGCAACACGGGAATTTTAGAAATCTCTTGAAAATCAAAAAATAATATGATATACTATTGACATATATATGGTCGCCACAGCTAGCCTGGGGCGTGGATTTAAGTGTTTTAATTTTTGACTTTGCCCCATATGGGAATGTAAAAAGTTAAAGGAGAAGCGATTGTCTATTAGATAGCAGTCGCTTCTCCTTTTTTTTTGATTTAGAACTCCCCTGGTCTCTGCGCTCCATCTGCGTCTGTTACATACAACGCGCATTCAAGAGGATGGCCTGCCGTAGGTTCAAAATAATACCACTTGCCATCAATCTGATGCCAATCTGTCAAAGCGTAACCATCTTCATTAAAATAATACCTATGGTGGTTAATCGTCTGCCAACATGATCTGTAATAATTGTGCTGTGTATCTGCGTACCACCAGCCATTATTATCGTGGTGCCACCCTGTTGCATATGTGGGCTGATTTAGAACATTTTTGAAGTCTGTCCATAACTGCGGCTGATCCAGCATCTTACGGGGGCAGTGCTTACGTTTGGCATCGTAGTGCCGGATTACATGATCGGCACTGATACCTGTCTCTGCCATGATCTGGCGTACAAGCTCTATGCAGTTTGCGCGGGCCTGATCGTAATCAGAGTCCGGGTTGACGCAGATTTCAATGTTGATGCTGTTGGTGTTGGTTACTCCCGGCACCAGAGGCGTACCGTACTGTCTACCTACTGCATAGGCCCCGTCTCTGTAATCTAAGGTCTGCACTGCTACTTTATCATCTACATACCAGTGGACTGAAGTGGACAGGTTGCCGTTTCGATGGGCCTGAGCGTGTTTGAGTGCGCCTGCGCCCTTACTGTAATTATCTGTCTCATGGATTACAATCCACGCAGGACGGTTTTGACCTGCGTAACAATTTATCTGCTTAATCTCTTTTCGTATTTCCATGGTAATCCTCCGTTATTCTGCCAGTTTCCAGCCTGCCGGATACACGTCCGGCCCCCATACGCAGTTATCCATCTGGCAGATATACCGCTTGCCGTCTGTGTATGTCATCTTATCGCCTGTGTTATAGGCATCATGTGCCCCTGTGGGCTGTACCCATGCAGGATACTCGTCTGCCTCCGGCAGGGTGACGCTTCCACCATCCAGTTTACTGACCTTGTCTGTCAGATTGAGGATCGTCTTACCCATTTCGGTCATATTGGCATACAGAGTGTCAATCTGCTTCTGGAGTGGCGCATAACTGTTTTCTGGGTCTGCACTGGTGCGGGCCAGATCAATCAATTCCGTGCGCTGCTCCTCAGTGAGGGTGCCTTGGAGCCAGATAGTGTCAATCTTTTTGAGGATGTCCGTCAGCTCATAGCTTCCGGACGTGATTACATTTTTAATGATATCGTACATTATGTACCTCCTATAACAATGCAATTTGAGTGTTCACGATAGCTTGATTTAATTCCTTAAATTTCTTGTCGATGTACGCCTTGGTATCAGCTACATACGTCACTTCCATTCCTGCTCCTGCGTCATTGGTAATCACGGTAGTCGGGCCATATGTCCGCAGGGCCTTGTAGGCGGCAATCTCTTCTGGGGTGAGGTCACGCTCGATGGGGGTAGCTAACTCGCCTACAACCACCACAGGAAATGAGAGTGAATTAAGCTTTGCATTGAGTTCTTCTGCTGTTATTTCCGCACCTTTTGGAGGAGAAAAATAAATGACTTTAGTATTTAATGCAAATGCATACTTATCATTCACAGGTGTCCCCCAACTGGTAAAACTCGCAATGTTGCAGACCGCTGTTTTGTCTGCGGTTTGAAAAGTATTAGTCAATCTGCTCTGCAAAAACCTTCCTGATATATCTGATGAAGGTTTTAATTCCCAGCCACCGCTTATGTTTTCGATCACTACCCTCTGCACATACTTACCCCTCTCCAAGTCAATCTCATCACACACCCACTGCTGACCGTCTGCGTCCGTGTAGTTGCCGTCCTTGCTGACTGACACACCGGGGAGACCGTTAGGAGTGGCGAGGGTGAGGGATTGGCTCTGACTTCCGCTGTCGGAAATAGAGACGTTGATTGTGCCGCTCTCACCAGCACTCACTATCTCCTGCGGATACTCCGGACTGGGGGATGGTTTGCCGCCGGTGTAGGGCTCCCATGACGACAGTCTTTCGTTTTCGGTAATAGCGACATAAGCAGTTAAGTCAATTTCTATCCCAGCATCATTAGATTTGTCAACTAATACTCTGATACAAATACCTGTTTCGGTTCCATCGGGCGTATATTCTCTAGTGTAGATTACCCCAGATGGTTTTTCTACAGCAACATCGCTTGCAATCCCCACAGTGAAACTTTTCGCGAAGTATGTTTTCCCAATTTCCATCACATCCTTCACATTAACTGCACAATTCACTCTATTGGTTGAAGTATCCACTGTAACGCCAGAAAATGTAACGACTCCCTTGTCAAAAACCCAATCGACGCCCCTACTATTTCCTGCGCCTTGAGTATTTATCAACTGCGCCCCTGTAGTCTGTACCTGCTCCGTCCGCCCAAACACCCTCAGCCCCCGGAACGGACGGCCTTCTGCGGCATCATCGGCGGTAATGACGGAGCCGGACGCTGTATTAAGGATTGCCGGTGCCAGATCGGTCATCCCTTCCACCAGGCCGGCTATATCGGCCTTATTCTGGCTGATCTGCTCCCTATCCGCCACGATCCCGGCAGCCGCATCCTCAACCCTCTTGGTCTGCTTATCTCCCTCTGCGGTGACTGCCTGTACTGCTGTAGTCTTGGCCTCAGTAACCTCACTGACCGCCTGTGTGCCTGCCTCCTGTACCGCTGTGGTCTGTTTATTGCCCTCGGCCTTAACAGCTCCCACAGCTGTGCTCTGAGCCTGTCCTATGGCTGTAAGGGCGTCTTGAGCGGTCTGTCCAAACTGCGCAGCTGTCTGCTCCACCGCCTGACGGTCTGCCGCCACTGCTTCCCTCATCTGGCTAACTACCTGCTTATCATTGGCAACTGCCTGACGATCCGCCTCTGTCTCCTCAGCGTACTGTCTGGCTGTATCCTCCGCCGCCTCAGCTCCCGTCTGGGCCTGTCCTGCTGCCGTTTCTGATAACTTGGCTGCCTGTGCCGATAACGCCGCATCTGAGGCCGCCTGCTGCACCTGAGAGAGCATACCGGCTACTGCCTGCTTATCCTGTGCCACGGTATCGGCGTTGGTCTCTACCTGCTCTGCAAGACCCTGTACAGCTTCCAGATGCTTCGCTGTCTGGGCGGCTGCTCCTCTGGCATCATCCGCAGCGGCTGCGGCCTTATCACCAGCCTCTTCTGCCCGTTTGGCGGCGTCATTCACGGCCTCGATGGCCTCCCGAAAAATCTCACCGTCTCCTGGTGCCTCGAACGCTTCCGGCTTGGGGCGTGATTTGACCTGCATGGTAATGCGCTTGATCGTCTCGCCGGATAACTTATCCGACAGGTACACCCATGCATAGATGTTATATGTCTTTTCTGCCGTCCATGCTGCACTGTTGCCCTCCAGCATGCTGTCCGGGATCGTAACGGTTGTTACGCCGTCCTTAGTGGTACCCACACGGGTTATGGCCTCACCGCCGGTCTCCTGTAACGCAAAGTGGATTTCTACCGCCGTCGGAAGATGCAGTCCCTCTATCCTGAGCTGCTGACCATAATCCCACTGCCATAGGCCGTAGGTGCGGGCGTAATCATCGTTATCTGTAAATACTGCTGTAATCATATTCCCTCCAACCAAAAACGGCCCCAGGAAATCCCGGGGCCTGTCTGTGTTGCGACGTCGCACAGCTTACTTATCTTCCGTGCCTGCCGCTCTCTCATCTTCCTTGCCGGTTGCAGGGCCGGTGGTTACAAAAGTGGTATCCTGTGCACCCTTGGGTCTTCTCTTCTGTGCTGCGTCATTTCTTCTCTGCTCTGCTGTTCTCTTGTCTGCTCTCTTACCTGTTGCGTTTGCCATAATCTTTGTCCTCTCTTTCACTGTTGATATGTAATAGTAGTTGCTCCGGCTCTGACCCTGCCGGACGGGAGACCTATGGATCACCTCCTCTCAGGTCTTGGCTGGCAGTTCCGGAAGTCCTGCAATGGATGTTGCCACTGACAGGATACCTGCCAGCGCGGATGCACTGGCTACCATAGGCCAGTTGACCTCACCCATGACCGCTGCCGAGCCGATGGTGGCGACAAATGTCTGCGCCATGGTCTTGACCGCACGGATACCTGCAGCCTTGACCCACTGGATGGTATCCACGTCGGCACGGAATACACAGTTCTTAAGCATAGTTCCTCACCTCCCTTCTACTGGTCTATAATAGATTCCAACAGCTCGTCCCGGATCTGCTTCATCGTATCTATCCCATTACCAGTGATCTGATGATTGAGCAGCGCCGCAAGGCTCTTGGACTGCTGTTTCTGCATGTTTTCCAATGCGACAAGTCTTTTGTAATCCTTGTCTGAATGCTCCTCCAATTTCTGCACTCTGGCAGTCAAATGAAAAGCCGGCTTGATTACCTTAACGATAACCGCACCGGCTCCACCTATGATACTTATCCCTCCGCAAATGGCGAGGATTGTCTGTATGTACTCCATGGCATATCTCCTTACTGCTCTACTACCCTCAAAATCTCCTTCCGTTCCTCTTCCGTCAGGTTTTTGTATCCTTTCAGGATCTTTTCTGGATCTTCTCCAGCTTCCTTCCGTATGCGCATTGCCCGGATAATGATAGACTTCTGGATATTACCAATCATGCTGATACACCTCCTATCATGTCTGCCAATGCCATTGTTAACTCTGCATTTTCCTGACTCAACCGCATGATCTGCTCTGAATCAGTTGGAATATATTCAGCCGGCTCTTCCACATCTCCTGCAACCGTATAAAAAATGCCATTACGATACCTGTCCCCTGCCTGAACAAGCCATTTATACTCTTCTGCAAATGCCTCATCACCATACGCAGCCATGGCAGCTCTATTTGCTTCTTCATAATCATTAAACATCGCAATATTCTGTACTGTGCCTTCCTTCATCGTATCAACCAGAATATATGCTTTCGCAAACTCTCGTTTCATTTTGCCCTCGCTTTCCTAATACAAATTTACAATTACAATGCCAGAACCACCATAGGCAGGATTGCATGATCCCCAGCCATCAGATGATGAGTATCTGCCACCTCCGCCACCACCAGTATTTGGAGTACCATTAGTTGGATAGACAGCTTTTCCGTAATTGGTTCCTTCCCATCCACCGCCATTTCCTCCGCCTCCGGCACCTCCAGTTCCACCTAAATTAAAATATTCTACGCGGTCCCCCTCATTATTTCTATTGTTATAGTGGTTATTGCCGCCAGCTCCGCCGCCTGCATATAAAGCACCCACAGAATTACCCCATGCTCTCGTGGTTCTTCCCTGTCCTGTACCATTTGGGAATTTAGGAAATGCTCCATTTCCGCCATCAGAACCACCATTTCCTCCTCTTACTCTACCTGTAGAGCTTCCTCCGCCTCCGGATCCCCCATTTCCGGCAGCTACTCCATACGAATCAGGAGCACCATTTCCTCCAGCTGCTGAAGCTTTCACCGCACCATTTACGCTAATAGATGAGGTACCGCCATTAGATGCTGGTCCGCCACCTCCTCCAACAACAACCGAAACATTATTTCCCGTAGTGATTGGAATCCCATATTGAGTAGCAGTATATCCGCTTCCTCCACCAGCATATCCAGCTCCTCCGCCTCCTCCAACAAGAAATACATCCATCTTAGTAAATCCCTCTACAACAAAAGAACCGGAAGCTGTAAACGTTCTGCTGGTAGAACCTCCTGTAGTAATCTCTGCATTAAGAGTTGGGCCAAACAGTTCGCCAATACTGGTAGTAACATACGGAGTACATGATAAGAAATATCTTGTATTCAGATTCGGCAAATCAAAAAACGCCTGTGAAGCAGCTCCGGCAGAATGGTTGTTCCCCGCTCCTTTATAAATCTGAACTCCGCCAGATGCGCCAAGATACCCTACCGTGTCATATCGAATGATAACTCCGCTATATGGTCGGCCAGCCGCCTGATTCGGATTTGTCCAGGTAGCTATGACCCTTCTTCCGGAATAGGCGGCAACACTAAAAGACAGTAAACTATTAACGGTCATATTACCTGTATGTTTGGTTTTGGCATCATTGCTATAAAACGTCTCTCCATTCAGCACATGGGCTGCCTGGGCGTTCCCTGTCAATTCCAATATTCCCTGAACCGGTTCATCATCCGATCCTTTCAATATGCCCGTGTAGCCTTTCAGCAGTTCTGCGGCCGTTGCGGTGCAGTCATCACTCCCTGCTCCGCCTCCGCCTGAACCTGTCATCAGTATATTACCCATATGTTCAGCTCCTCCTTATAATTTAAGCCCAACTACGATATCTATAGCTGGCTTTTTGTAGACTTTGAATGTCACTGTTCCATCTCCGGTCTTTCCTGTTCCGGAAGCAATAATGCCAAATGCCTTGTTATATGCCTTCTGAACTTCTATCGTTGCACCGTCCGCCAACTGACTGACCAAAACAGGATTATCCTCTGTCTTAATGCTCGGAACTGCTACCGTCTGTGTATAGGGTACTGACGATCCAGCCCATCCAGAAGCGGTAAGGGTAATACGAATAGGGGCGGCATACAGGCGGTCAAGCAAATTTTCATGCTTCTCCATCTCCCGATCCACTATTTCTGCATTCTCATTAAAATCTTCTACATTTATATAATCGCTGGCCCCTGGTTTTTTTAATTTATATTTGTCTGTTAATTCCATTTATCCTATTACTCCTTATCTCTTCCCAAGTACGTGCTGCGGCCTGCTCCCAGGTCAACATCTCCACATCGCTCCAGACGTTATAGATGTATTCGTACTCCACCACCAGATGTGCAGGCTTAATTTCCTCAATAGTAAGCTTCAGATCTGCCATATTTCCCGGAATCCCCAGTATACCTACAAAGCGGATCACAAAACGATAGTGCGCCGCATCTTCAATTACTTCCACTTCGCCATTGGAGTAACTACTTGCTACATTCTTTACCATCTCTTTTGTGGTAGTTCCAACACCGGATATCTTGGCGCGGATCCGCTCCTGACGAAAATCATCCGGTTTTGATACGTCCACCTCCAGCCCTAAAAGCTGCTCATACCTTGCCAACAGCTCTGACGCTGTAGATGCAAAGCATTCTGATATTGTACTGCTCAGCCCCTGCTCCAGATCATCCGTTACCTCGGAAAGCAGTCCCTGTAATGTCTGCATGGTCACATTCTTTTCATAATAATCCGGAAGCAGTTTAATCAGTTCCAATCCGGCTCACCTCCGTCAGCTCAATGGTTCCAGTCACAGGAATCTGTTTTTCCCCGACTGTCACGTTTCCTGTCCCGCCATTTAAAAGAAATCCCTCAAAATCCTCTACTCCCGGAATATCCAGCAGCAGGCTTCCAAGCTTTGCATGACTGATCCTATATGTAGCAAATACGGTTTCCCTCAGAAATGAATCCACTGCCAATTTATACGCTGCCTGAATATCCTCCAGAGTCTTGCTTCCGTCCCTCATGATCTTTGCTTTCACATTGATCGTAACAGCCTCAGGACTCTTAACTGTTACCGAAGCACCGATCGGGCGCATCGTTTCAATGTATGCTGCCACGGTCTCCGGCAGGGAAGATGATATCTTTTTATCACTGTCTACCACAAGCACAGTAACCGTACCAGGACCGTCTGCCAATGGGAAAACTTTTGCTGCGCCGGTTCCAGAAACCTCCAAAGCCCACTGTTGGTAATGGTAAACATTTCCTGAAGTGGCCGGAAGTCTGATTTTGGTATACAGGCGCTCACGCAAGGCTTCATCTGTCTCTTCATCTGCGCCTGGAGTAATAATGTCCCCCAGCTCTGCAGTAATCCCCGTTATATTGGAAATAGGCTGCATTGCTCCACTGTACTGATTACCGATCACACCAGGTGTTTCACACTCCACCCTGTATTCTGTTTCTGATTCTTCTTCCTTCACACGATAGACAAGATTATTGATTCCCCAACGAGTGCCAATCTCCACCCGTCCGGAAGTAGTCATCATACGCATTGCTTTTGTGGCTGGCTTTCTGGAAACATTGTAGGCCTCTGCCGCCCGGTCCAGATACTCACCAAGGGCTGTATCTGGAAAGACCAGATCTATGAAGTTGTCCAGCTGAAAATCCTGCTGGGCCAGAAAATAAGCACAGGGAGCTAATGCATCATAAATAACACTGCCTTCCCGTTTATCTACATCACTTGGCACCCTGTCAAGCATTGCCTGCAGCAGTTCCTCATAGGTCATTTTCATACAGCCACCTCTTTCTCTATCTGTATTTCACCGTAAATGCTGGATACTTGAAAGGAACAATGGCAGCTGTCTCCAGAAAACTCAAACCGGAACCCGTCCACCTCCCGGATCCGGTCATCCTGCAAAAGGGCTTCCTCGATCATGCGACGCATCTCCGCTCTCACATAAGCCCGTTCCTCCCCGATCAGCTCTTTCCAGGCTATGCCATATTTAAAACTATAAATAGGATATTCATACTGCTCCGTAGACAGGATTTTATAAATGGCCTGTTTTAACGCCGCCAGTTCATCCACGAAACCCTCTATCTTAGTTTCCGATAATCCGTAGGTACGGGCCTTATAGGTCTGTTCCTGAACAATCAGATCCGTTGTAAGTTCTGCCATTATGTACCTCCTGCTGTCTGATATGGCTTTCCGATAATCTCCAGAATGTAATATTCATGGCCTCGATCATTACGAAGAAGCCGTACTTTATCTCCCGAAACCAGCTGGCTCTTTGCATTTCCTGTAATCATACTCATGGGTATCGGAAGTTTCTCGATCATAACGCCATTTCCTGTATAGGTTCCTACAAGCACAGCGGCTGGCTTACGGCTTTTCATGTAGTTATCAACCACCGTTTTTATCAGATTGAATAGCTCCTGAACACTTCCACGGTCATTCACCTGCCATCACCTCCATGGTCATTGTGTGCACGGGCAGAAAATCGTGCGTTACCTTCTTTACAATCAGCCTCCGATTTAATGCAATATCGGCAATGCTGCCATACACACTATTCCCAGCCCGTACCCGAAGATCTCCCAGGCACTCCAGCTTTAAGGTTTCCTTCTCATGGTTATACAGCTTCAGAAGGTTATTGGCTCTCTCCTGTGCCTTGGCTGCATTATCCACGCCTGAAGGAGAGGATTCCAGGTACTGCAAAAGGCCATACCGGTTCACGGCCTCCTGGTCATGGGCGGCCCCCACATCGATCTGACCTGTATCCTCATTTTTCCATACAACCTTGATCTGATTGTAATAATCATCATCAATAGACTTCTCCCAACTGTAGCCCGTACACAGACTGTTGTCCCCCAGGACCAAAGGAAGCTGCAGGTTCCGCATATTCCACAGGCACACTTTCCCGTACTCATCACGCAGGCAATAATGCTCCTGGGTACCAATCAGAGTATCCGAAACAGCCTGCACAATGTGATCCAGCCAGGACTTTTCATAATCAGCAATGGTTGGAATGATAAAGCCGGGATCCTCAACAGTTCCCGGCGTCATGGTCTGAAATGTGCACATATTTTCTACCAGATTTTTAAGCGTCCCATTTTCCAGCACAATGATATCCTTATTCTTTGCTCTCCGGAGCTGGTCATATGCTTTGATGGTTACTATCTGGCCGGTTCCTCCGTCTCCGCTGTCTCCTGACACTTTATATGCAGCGCCAAAAAAGATGCCATCCGTCTGATCATTGTCTGTCAAGCGGATCGCATCCCCATTCTGGAGTATCAGGCCGTCACTGATATAAGAGATATCCATACAGCTGGCTCCTTCATTCAAGGCTTCTGTCCATGAAATTTCCTTGCACATTTCTGAAATATCATAAATATATCCCTGGCTTTCTACCAGTACCTCCACGCTGTCACCTCCTACACCGGAATGGAAAGAACCTGTCCTGGATAAATCAGGTTAGGATTCTTAATATCGGGGTTGGCTGATGCAATCTTTGTATATTGGCTGCCGTTCCCGTAATACTTCTTTGCGATCCCCCAAAGAGTGTCCCCAGACTGGACCGTATGGGTCTTATTCTCCGTCACCGCCGGATTGGTTTCTGCTACCGCTGCTGTATCCTCTTGCTTAACAGTAGCTGCAACCGTCTGTACTGCAACATACCGTTTGCCTGGGGCCTTGTATTCCTGCAGCTTAATACTCAGGTACTTATCCCCCTCCTCACCGGCCTTTTCTACTGCCTCCACGCTCTTAACCAATACCATTACACTGATATCATCTGTAATGTCATTGGAGGCAATAAAGCGGACCGGCTTCATGTTCTTCTGAGCCTTCCGGAACATCTTTTCGTAATAATCTGCGTCCGCTCTGGAACCAGAATTCATGTAGTGGTAGTCCTGGCTGGGGAATTCCGCTTCAAAGCTGAACTCCTCCAGACTGTAGTAAGAAGGGACAGAAACCTGCCCTGTCCCAAGTACCTGATAATTCTCTATATTTAACTCCCTGCTCCGCTTGATCTCCTCGGGATTGACTGGTAGCTTGTATTTCTTACCCCCATATTTAAAATAGACAGAATATGACATTATTCAGGCACCCCCTCTGGCGCAGTGGCAATTACTTCCTTGAGGCGATCCACTACATGGCCTACAAGACCGTCTGTATCTGCTTCCTTGGTGATCGGGCCAGAAAACTCCACACGGATATTGGGCGCAAGGGTATTCTGGGCGATCCGGGCCACATAATCCCGCTCCGCAAGCTTACGCATCCACTCAATATCCTCTTTTTCTGTTTCTACCTTTACTGCTCCGCCTTTCCCTGTACCCTTTACAGTGGCAGGGTTTCCGGCAGTGGCAAACGAAGAGAAATCAATTCCTGATCCGCCTGCTCCGTCCAGACTGGGATTAAAACCAGAAAACAGGTTAGAGGCTTTGTCTGCCAGATTTTTTCCTGCGTTGTACCCCTTCGACGCCATTTCTGAGTAATCCAGCAGTTCTGGTTGTTTCACATACTCTTTCCAGCCACTTTCATCCTTAATTGCAGTGATCTTAGTTTCAAGTCCTGTCTGCAATCCTTCCAGTCCTGAAGTAATATCTACCGTAACCCCAGGTATTTTATTGACAATATTTTCAATCGACCGTGCCATATTAAGCACATAACCGATACAGGCATTCGCCATATCCAGAAATAACACTTTAACCGCTGCTGTCGCATCGTTAAAACAAGTATTTCCAATGAAGTTTGCCAACATAGAAAAAACTGCTATTATCGGATAAACAAAATGGTTATAAACGAACGCAAACAAGGCAAAGAATGCTCCCCCAATCAAGCCGGTAGCACTGATCGAAGTCCCCGCAAAATGATTGACCCCAGCCACCCCAGCATAAAAAGCAGCGACAAGTAAGATCACTGCCCCTATAATCCATGTAATAGGGCAGGCAGCAAGTGCGGCATTAAAACCTTCCTGAGCCCATATGAGCATAAAAATCGCTGCATACTCTGCCCAATCCGCCGTTGCCTTCAATCCCATAGCTGCTGCATTTTTCATTGTAGTAAGCCATCCGATCCCAGCTGTAGCATTATACACTAACCATGCTCCCGCAATTCCGAGTATAATCGGGCCGAAAATATCTAAACGGTCACCTACCCATCCAATGGCATCCAGCAGAGAGCTAAATGCGCCTGCTGCCATAAATACCAGGCCTGTCAGGTTTTCCACTGCTGCCTGCCCCATATCCGAATTGAGCATGGCATTCGCCTTTTCAAACACTCCCCCAAACGCCTGCATCCCGGTATTTTTAATCTGGTTCCAGACATCTGCAAACGTCATAGGCATACTGTTGAATTTTCCATTGATATCATCTGCAGCATTAAACATCGCATTTTTGATAATGTCAGAGGTAATTAAGCCCTGAGAGGAAAGCTCCTTCAACTCACCTTTGCTCTTTCCCGTATACTTGGCGATGGCATCCGCCACCATGGGGGCATTTTCCATAACAGAGCGGAATTCATCGCCCTGCAGTTTTCCTGCCGCCATAGCCTGGGTAAGCTGTAAAAATGCAGCACTCTGTTCTGCCTGTCCAGCACCAGATACCTTTAAGGACTTGTTAAGCAGTTCAGTGAAACCTATAGCCTCCTGGTTGCTCCCAAAGCTGTCACCGGCCAACATACGCATCTTTGCCACCGCATTTGCCGTTTCCGTGTAACTTCCCCGGGAACGGTTAGCCGATGCAAAAATATCGTTCTGCAATGCAGCCTGCTCGGCGGGGGATGAGGTGATCATGCCAAGCCTGGCATTGGTATTCGTATAGCTGTCCGCAATATCCATACCCTTTTTCACTGCTGCCAGACTGGCAACTGTACCGATCAGTGTCTTAAGGCTGCCGTTCGCGCGGGTGGCCTTTTTTGACACTACATCCAGCCCATCCCCTAAGCCTTTTACCTTCGGCGCTGCGCCGGATGCGCCTTTCCCCATCTTATGAAAGGAATCATTCGTTTTATCCGCTGCCTTAGAAGCACCCAACATCTTATTCATCGCTGCATCTGTACGGCTTATCATCTTGTTAATCTGGCTGCTGTATCCGTCCATCAGCCTGAACATTGCATTTAAGGTTGGCATTTCTTCCTCCTTTCTAAGACAGCTGGGCCGCCTGCCTTTTTTCTTCTTTTACCCTGAGATCAATGCTCGCATAAATAAAAGCACGTTCCCTAGGACCGACCGGATCATCAGGCCCACAGATACCGGCCAATACCCCAGGCCTGATGTGAAGTCTTTGCAGGGCGAAGTGTGCATAACACAGCTCAGGATCGCCCTGCTCGATCAGTTTTTTGCCTCATCCATATCCTCGTTGATATCCTGGTCGAGTCCAGACAGTTCCTGCACGGCCTCCATAAGTGTTCCGTATTCTCCCACATACAGCATGGCGGACAATACCTTATCTGCTCCTAAGACGCCATACCGCTTCTGCAGTTCTGCATTGTTCAAATCCGGCTCTACTACGGCCATAGCGGTCAGCTCACGGTTGTAACTGATACGGTTGAACTGCTCAACGCCGCTTTTTTTATCTACACTGCGGTGCTTCTTCATCAAGGTTTCATTTTCCTGCTGGGTAATAGGCCGGATCACAAAGGGAACCGTCTTTCCATTCTCCCGAAAGCGCTCTGATACAATGACCTCTTTGTTTTCTGCCTGTACTGGATTTAAAAATGCACTTAAGCTACTCATAGTCTTTTTTCCTCACTTTCTATCTCATATTCTCCGGAAGTGTATAGCTCTCCAGATCGTCCAAATCATCAAAAGTAAAATCTGAATCAGTGGTGTTCAGATCCTCACTTCCGTCTTCCAGATACGCCACTGGTGCTTTTGCCAGAATGCAGTCCCTCATCACGATTACTCGTCGACCAATAGTAGACGCCGGATCCTCGTTGGTAGTCTGAATGCTGATCGTGGGTGTCTTCCCCTCTTTGATGTACTGCTGATAAATAGCCGATGCCACAGGGCTTACATTGTACATGGTGATGCTTCCTTTTCCTTCTGCTGCAACTACCTTATGCTGCTTCATCCGGTGGCCCAAAAGCTTCTTGGCGATCACTGTAAACTCGATATTTGCTTCAATCTTGGACAGTTCAAAGAAATAGCGGTTCTGACCGTCGATTGTGATATAAGCACTGCCCTCACTGCCAGTCACAAGATCTTTGATTTTGGTGTAGTTTTTTCCTGCCATCTCTCACACCTCCTACGATAAATTTACAGTAGTGTAAATCTTCTCTACACTGTCTACCGGCTGTACCCACACTTCTACTACCACGGCGTCGATATCGTTTCCTGATTTCACCGTGACATCGTCTGTTTCAAAATTCTGGATGGCAGCCATATTCTGTAAAACTGTTAAATAATCTACCAGTCCAGCTCTAAGAAGAGCTCTTCCATCTTCGGTATTATTCGCTTGCCCTACATAATTGCTTTCAAAAATCAAAGAAATGTCATTTGCCAAATTATCCAATGTTCTGATAACCCTGTTTTTTGTAAAAAACTTTCCCTTTTCCGGCATCGTGGTTGTAAGGGAGTTGATGTCAGAAACAATTGTAACATTCTGAGCGCTGTCCACTTTAAAAATCAGCTTACCTGCCTTGACCGCTGTTTCCATTTCAGTTTTGGTCATTCTGGGAGATACGTCCACAGCCCCCATATACTTCATGCCGGTATTAGAAGTGGTAATACCAGCCCCGGCTGTTGCTCCGGCTACCCATGCAGTAGTTTCTGCGGCAGTTAACCTTGTACCATCTGTCAGAATAACCCCCTGCACCACATTGATGATTCCCTCTGAATCTGCCTCATGGTTTGCCAGCACCGCCTGACACTTAACCCCCTCCTCCTCTCTCATGGACTTAATCCATTCTGTAATCACAGTCTTATTAGAAGATGCGGCCTCTGGCTCTGTATCGTAAGGATAGCACAGCGTATTGAACTGCACCGTTTTCAGCTTTTTCAGTGCTGCGTTGACCGCATCTGCATCATGTGTTTCTGGCAACTTATAGACCAATACTGTTTTGGCCTTTTTAAGCGCCTCGGCAACCAGCTTCTTATCCTCAGCCGTTGCTTTCTCCGGATACGCCTGCTCTGTGGCTGTAATTGTATAGATCTGTCCATCCTCCCCCACGGACATCTCCTGAAGAATCACAGCAATACCACGATCCCCCGGTGTGATGGACAGAGGTTCATTTGTCCGGATATTGATATATGCCCCAGGAAGTACCTTGTCCTGAGTTTCCCATGTACCTGCCATAGGTTAATCCTCCTTTACATCTGTATTTTGAATGATAGACTGCATCTGCGGCGTGGAGTCTTCCAGGTATTCCCGATAGTCTACATCAAACATAAAATGCAGTACCTTGTCCTCGATTTTCAAGTTCCTGTTCTTAATTTTAAAGCCAGGGGCCGCAAATTCTCTTGCCAGCTCCTGGCCTACGCTCCAGCATTCTTCCTGCTGCTCTGCCTGATTTCGATTCTCCGGAAAATACAGGACATCCAGATTCACCGTATTTTTCAGCCGTCCATTGATGCCGCGGGAAGGATTCTGGTCATACAATGTCACCATGAAGCAGGGAACCGTGAAATTCTGCGGTACATCTTCGCGATATACTTTACATTTTTTCACGTCTTTCAGACCTTCTGCTACCGCCTTATATAACTCATTGATCGTGTCGATTCTGCACCGCCTCCACTTCCTTTTTGAATAATGCAATCATGCGTTTAGATACATAATTCTGTGTTTTTTCAAGCACATGAGTTCCTTTTACAAAACCTTTTGTCGGGCCGTCCTTTTTCGTAACAATCCTGTGTCCATAATTCCAATAGGACGCATACTCCATGTTATTGACCATCTCCGTCTCCAGGGTGCCTGCAGTGCGTCTGGTCGGCAGCTTATGCCAGCTTTCCCGGAGTTTTCCTCCCACACCAGGGCTAGAAACCTTAAAGCTGACAACCTCACCCACTTTAGGGCCGTTCCTGATGGTAAAGACTACCGGGTTCGGGTGCGCTCCTACCGGCGTCCTTCGTTTAGCATAAGCAACTCCCTCATTAACAGCCTGGTTAAGCACCCTCTTGTCAATTTCCCGGATATCATCTACCATATCCATAAGTTCCTTTCGGAACTTCCTGATGGCGGCTTCGTTCCGGCGGTAATTACTGCTGCTCATGCATTATCATCCCTCTTTACTTCACACTGCCACTGATAAGTATAAGGATGGCACTCTCCCAGGGTAAGCTCTACCGTCTTTTCTGTACGCAGAGTAACCACGATCCGGTCTCCCTCCCGAACATCCTCCTCCAGCCCACAAAACAATTTATGGCTGTTCTGGACAGAGGGATTTGGGGCGCCGATCGAGGCCTGCCCGGAAGAGCTGTACCGGCAAGGACGATCCTGTGCCACAATCTCCAATTCATTCCGGGTATACCCGTCCTTTTCTACCTCCTGCCAGCGCTTCACTGTCATTCTGGCATCATACATCACTGCATATGGGTTAATCATAACCTCTCAACCTCCTGTGGCGGCGCAAGGCTGCCTTATCGCTTGAAGACAGCCCATAGATGCTCTCCTTTGTGTTCCCGTCTGTCTGAACCCATGTGATGCTGCCATCACCCTCCTTAATGCTGGCAACTTCCGGATGGTAGCCGGTTCCATTGGCCTCTTCATAATCCAGGATTCCTTTCACCTTCTTCCGGATCACTGGTTCCAGAATGTCCGGGATGCAGTTCTCACTCAGATTACAATAATCACACACCATCCGGATCACATCCGAAATCAACAGCTTATGTTCTCCTGCTGCGAGCTCCAGATTCTTTTCTACGGTCTCCAGCATCTCAGAAAATGTCATGGCAGCCTCCTTATTTTGCAATAATCCCGGCATCCCGAAGAGATTTAAGCAACGCATTAAACTCCTCCTGAGTCGGAGCGGCAGCGGCATCTTTTACCGCTGCGCCCTGCTTCATTCCTGCGGCTGGGATTCTCCCATCCAGTTCTTCCAGAATTTCACGCAGTTTCGGCTGAATCCCGGACATATCAAAATTCTTCTTCATGTATTCACCTTATCCTTTCAGTCCAGTGATTGCACCGTGCATAAATGCCGGCCCGTGATCCAGACCAAACTGTCCAAAGATCTGGCCCTCTTCCGATGCTCCAGCCTTAGCAAGCTCTTCATAAAAGAAATTGCCTTTGCCCGGTACCGGCTGGAATACTGGCGCCATTACAGACAGCTCTGCAGCCAGAACAGCGGTCTGGGGCATGAAACGATCAAGGACAATACCGATGTTTCCAAAATCGGTCTCAAGCTGCTTAATATTGGTTCCACCCACATTTCGGTCAGTAGGAGCATAAGAGTAGATATCAGTGATAATCTGCTTTTGAGTACTGCCCACACACAGAACCACATTAGAAAAAATAGCTCCTGCATCATACATAGCTTTAAACAGCTGCTGCATAAGAGCCTTGGTTAAAACTGCGCTCTTTCCGTCTACTTTGGTACCGCCATCACCCCCGCAAAGAGCCAGAAGGCCTCTGGTCTTGCTTGCCACATCCGCGCTGGTTGCCTTTGCATACACCCCGTTGATAATGGTGTACTCAATATCACGGGCAATCTTTTCCAGCTTTCTTGCAATCTGCCAGTCTTTCTCGGTAGACTGTACATTGTTCTGCTGTCCAGCAGTGTTAAGACCGCTCATCCGTCCGCGGTTGCTCTCCTTCACATAGGAAATAGACACCTTCTCATGAAAAATCTGGGTCACATTGGTATTCTGGCTTCTCACGATCTCTTCTGCCTGAGGCGCAGTCAGGGAAGCTGTCTCGGTAATTGCTGGCTGTGCTGCCACCGGAAGACTGTACTGGGAATCGGTCGGGAATTCAAAGTTATCTGTCTGCACACCGCCGGTCATACCGCCAATAGCGGAAAAAATCGGTGTATTGACTGCATCCGCAGTAAATAAATCTCCTGCGTAGTTAGGTAAATTCCAGGTTGTACCTGTTCCTTTCTGATTTGCCATATGTTATTCCTCGCTTTCTGCCTGATTCAGGCTAAATAATTCATTTCTTGCTGCGATCCGGTCTGACAGACGGGTATTTGGATCGTTGATTAGCTTCTCCAACTGTTCCCTCCTCGTCGCATCACCTGTGACCTGTGGAGTGGTTTTCCCGTTGTTAGGCGGGGTCTTCCCGGAGACCGGCGGGGTAAACAGCTCTTTATAAGTCTCCTTTACCGTCTTCAGCTGGTCGGTCAGACCAGACACGGTTCCATCCTCTGCCAGGATCAGCTTCGTCCGGTCAAACTTATCCACTACCAGTTCCGGATACTTACAGTCCGTCAACTGATCCTTAATAGCGCTGGTCAGCTTCATATCACGGATCTTATCCTCGTATGCCTTCTTAGTAGCCTTGTTAGCGTCCTCCAGCTCTGTGATCTTATTCTGGAGAGCCTCGCTGTCCTTGGCCTCATCCTTTAAAACCTTAAGCTGTTTATCCCGGTCAGCCACCTGCTTTTCCAGATCAGCCTTAGCCGTATTAACCTCATCGAAACGGGACTTCGGGATAAATCCCTTCATCTCCTCGGTATAGATGTCCATGACGGCCTTAGCCTGCTCTTCTGTCAGACCTTTCGCAATCAGTTCCTCTTTCTTCATGTTCGGTTGCTCCTTTCGATTCATCTTCGCTTGTTATCCCGGTCGCGTCCGGTGATGTCCCGTTCTTTTTCGCCTGCGGTACCGGAAAGGCGAAAAAATAACGCTCAGGTCTATACCTGAACGCTTATAACTCTTCTTGGCTTTCGCAAAAGCCATTTATGCTTTTCTTTCTAACAGCTCCTCTGCTTCCATCAGAAAATTGGATAGGAATAAAATCATTCGGCTTTATAATGTTATCCCGCATGACCTCTGCCAAAATGGCATAGTCCATATCAACCCCAAGAAATGCTCCGCCATTACAATAAATATCAACCATAGGGTTCACCTGCGTGTCTATGACTAATTTTATAACTTGCTATGACTAATCAGCAAATACCCAGTCATCCGCCAACATATCCGCCTGTGACGCAAGCCAGCCCATCTGAACTCCACTTGTACCTACAAAAGCGATAGCCTTATTTCCAATTGCTTCATGCTCACAATTCACAATATCTCCTTCGGGAGACTTATAGGAAATCCCAGCAGCAAGCTGGATATACTGATTTTTTCCGTTCCATCCCTGTCTTTTAACCCTAAATCCTCGCTTCATGTACTTAATAGCGTCACCAAAAGAGAATGTTGCTTCTCCACCAAGCACTGGACAATTCTTACTATCAGCAATCATCCAGTCATCGGACTGCATATTCATCATAGTGTACTCCACTCTCTGGGTATCACGGATATCAAGAAGTGCTCCCTGATCGCTATCCTCTGATCGGCACTGTATCATAATGGTTTCTTTTTCTGAATCCCAATACCAATATCCTCCCCATGATGGCAATTTTACTTTGTTCCCCTGCTTCATCTTTGCAAATGCTTCTTTAAAATTCATTTTCCAATCTCCTATTCAATTCTGTCAATTCCATATTGTACCGCACATTCATGCTCTATCTTGCACCCTCTGGCCTCCTGCCAACCCTCTGCAAAATATGCCACATCTGCCGTGGACAGCAATTCCAGTGATTTTGCCAGATACCACAGAGGCGTAACATTCTCTGGAACAGTCTCGAAAAAAGAATCAATCACTTCTACTGGTTCCCCGATCATGCTTTCAGCTTTTTTGATAACCTCTTTTCGTTCTTTTAAAATCTCTTCATCTGTCCTGCCATTCATAGGCTGTGATATAAATAACTTTTTCATCTCCTGATCTCCTTCCCACATTTCACACACCGCCTCACATACCCGCCATAAGGGCCATGGCGGCGGCACCAGTGTTTACAATACTGATGGTGGCATCTACGCTGCCGAAACCACTGAAATAATCGCTCTATCATCTGCCATATCTCCTTTATTTTTTGCTTATCCAGCATAACACAATGATCGTACAGCAAATAATCATTGTAATCTGTACGGATGTTGCCAAAATACCACCTCCCCTTCCTGTTGCGACGTCGCAACACCTAACTGCCAAGCCTCGCGACAATATCAAGTTCCCTCTGGGATAATTGGTATATAACCGTGTTGGCTTTCTCTGCCGCTGCCTTCTCTGCCGCTGCCTTCTCTGCCGCTGCCTTCTCTGCCGCTGCCTTCTCTGCCGCTGCTTTCTCGGACAAAAGCAGTCCTGCACCAAAAATTGCTTTCCGCTCTGGAATCTGTGCATCTAACTGGCTAATATGTTCACAGTCCTTGCGTTTCACCTCGAAATCAACTTCCCATCTTGCAAGCTTCTGCATCATTGCGGCAGTTACAATGTGATCTGGATATTCATATTTAGGCAACTCCCGAACTTTTTTCTTTCTCAGCCTTTCCGATACATTGTTAACTATCCGTGTTAGTTCCGGACAGGTCTGAGCAATCACATCTTTATCCAGATTTGTTACAAATGATGTTTTTACATTTGCACCATTCTCATAGATAATACTGCAATCACATATTAAATGATTCATTTTATCCCATGTCTTTCGGCTAGATAAAATCGTAAGGGAAGGCGCAAATAAAAAGAACCTTATACCATGCTCCAGATAATACTCGCAAATCTGAGACAGGATGGAAAACGGCGGATTATCCAGAACTATACTGTCCTCTGAATAATCAAAAGACTTATAATCTGCTCCCGGCCAGAAGGGACGTACTGTATCCTCTGGGTTAATCCCGTACCTTAAGTATACCCACTCTTTGATCGCCTCATATATTTCTGGAGGAGTGTAACAGTCATCTGTTGTCTTTTTAGGCTTGAATTTCTCTACGAATTCGTCATAATTTTTACTTTTCATTGTCTTATATCCTTAATTTTGCGTATAAAAATACCACCGGCCATTACTGACTGGTGGTATCTACTGTTCCTGTTCCCAAGCCCATTTTTTTGTTTTCTCAAATGCCTCTATTACTTCTGGGGGTGCATCTTTAAGCTCTCCATTTTCAACCCTGTCTTCATAGGGTTCACATATCTTAAATAACTTTTCAATCTCTTCAGGATACCGACGAAACGCCACTGATCACACCTTCTTTCTGTTTGCTACCATATACTCAGCCTCAACTTCATCATATCGCTGTCGGTTATACATTTGTTTAGCATAATCACTAATCTCACCAACATTATACCGATCAATTCCAGCTTGGTCAATTACATTCTTCGCCTTTTGGCAAGAATATTCTATGTATTTCCCATAATTTTCTCGAATGATCTCGCCATGTTTCTTTCGGAAGTTTTCTGCCTGCCTCATGTGCCACATTTCGTGATACTCTACATCTCCCAATTTTTCCACAACTTTTTTATCGACAATCTGTGGAATATAATACACAGTGTTAGTTATTGCATCATATTTTCCATAAGCTGTTGGCAGCTCATCCGGAGAAACGATGACTATTTTCGGTTTTCGCTCTAAAGGAATTCCCCACTGTTCTAAGGCCCTTTGCGTATGCAGATTTATCGTGTGCAGTGCACGTGGTTTGATGCTTGCATTGTCCGATATATAAACTTTATCCGAATAACCATCAACCTTTTGAATGCTGATTTTCTGGTTTGGTTTTATCTCCACAAATGTGCTTTCACCTCTTGAAACTGGTCTGTATGCCTGCTGTTTCCGCTTCTGATTCTCTTCCTGCTTATCAACATACTCCTTTTTCCACTCCTTCCAGCTCATATCTGCTGGAACCTCATAGTTCTTTCCTGTCTCAGAATCCCTGGCCACTCTGGTCAATCCTTCGGTCGGAGTATCATCATAGTGCGGGACAGTCGTACAGCGGCACAATGGGTGGAAGGGCGGCATATTGACACCAGTGACCTCTTTCCCAACCTCATACACCTTATTGTCCAGATCTCCACAGACATTGCAGGTCTTGCTGTCCAGTGTGGCAAGGATCTCATATTTTGGCACACCATCCTCTTTGTATCCGGCGTGGGTGGCCTCACTCATCAGGAAGGAGCTCTCGGTATGTAGGAGCCGGTATGCATCGAACTTTTTAGAGTTCATCTTCTTAGCAAACTCTTTCGTCAGTGAAGAAGGGTGTCTGCCCTGAATGAGCATCGTGGTCACCGCCTCCATAAGCTGGGCCTGAAGATGGTCCTTCTGTTTCCAGAGCCGGTCGGAGAATGCTGCACCGTTAAACGGATATTCCAGAAGCTTTTCCACAACGGTTGGATTTACCTGCGCAAACTCTGCATGGAAACCATGATACTGATCTGCATTGTACCAGGTACGGTAATAAGTATCCCCATAGACTTCCTGCATGGTCCTTTCCGCCTCTGACTCATAGTCGATGGTATACAGCTGCCGAAGAATCGCGTCTACCTGTGCCTCCAGAGCCTGATAGCGGGTGATCCGGGCCTTGATGGACATATTATTGACCTGCTGATTGTATTTTCCAATATTCTTCATAACCAGGTCGATAAAATCCTGCAGCTCTCCCAGTTCCTCTGCATCCAGCTTCTTCTGGGCGGCTGCAAAGGATAGCCCGTTCTCCTCTGCATACCGGAAGTAAAACGCATCTATGGTCTTCTGGAGTTCTCTGCGCGTCTGATTAAAGGCTTTTTCCAGACGGGTAAAGTATTTGTTGACTTGCATCTCTCCGGCCTTGTACATGGCCTCCTGACGCTCCTGCCAGTATCCCATTAAGCCTCACCTTCCTTGCCATCCAAGTTCGGCGGGAACATATCGGATAATTCCGCTTTCTCGGCTTCCTGCTGGGCCTTTAAGCGCTCAAGCTCTTCTGCGGCATCCTCAACCCACGGATGGTTTTTAATAATCGTCTCGTCTGAAATGATACCCTTGGATGCGGCGCAGTCGGTAATAGCCTGGCTCTCGTTAATTGCGATATCCCGATTAAAAACAATGTTGATCTCACACCCTTGGTAGCTTCCTGCCCCGATCAATTCCAAATATTTATCCACAAAGCCGAACAGCTGCTCCATGCCTGCCTTAAACGCATTCTCCATACGGTTGCATTTCAAATCCAAACCGGAGTACACAAACTTCAAGGCGATACCAGAGGGGCTATTGCCAAGTTTATCGCTGTTCTTATCTACGCCCTGACCAAAGTCATAGATATCTTTCCGCAGCGTGTCAAAGTCATCCTTGGCCGCTGCGATATCCACAGGTGCTGTGATCGCCTCTGCCCCGCCATCCTCATCCAGAGAGATCGCCCGGAAATAATTCAGATCCCGCATAAACTCGCCCAGAATGGCCGCCATAGCCTTTTAAGGCGTACACAATGGAGCGCACCTCGTCCAGGAAATTGGCCACATCAGACCGGGCCTTGTCGTATCCGTCGATCAATGACTTCACAAATTTAAGATCCGGCAGCTCGTAGTCATTGTTTTTAAACGGCACAAACGGGATCCTGCCCCAGTTCCCGGCCTCTTTGCCGATATGAAAATGCTCCATAAACTCGCTGTTCTCATCTGCCACCGCATCCAGATAGCGTTCTGAATCCAGCCGCAAGTCCCATCCCTCACCCTCAGAATCGGAGACATAATAAGCAACGGCCTCTGGGAGCCAATACTCCACCTTGGTGACAGTCTTCTGCTCCTGTCCCTCGATGACCTGAACATTGTAAAACCAGATAAAGCCATTCAGCTCTTCATGATCGTTATCTCTCCAAAGCGGAATCCCCTGTTCTGGCGGAATGATCATGGTCTGGAATTTTCCCTGCTCATCGATATACGGATGCAGCCATGCAATCCCGCCATTGCTGGCAGATACACCCAGACGCATCAGGCGCCTGTTCTGAAAGTTTTTCCCTAAGGTATCCTGTACCATAGACAGATACTCTTCTGATTCCTCGCAGGTCAGTGTATAAGGCTTTGAAAGCAGATAATTGGTCTTATCCTCAATCAGCAAGTGCATAAAACCATGCGCACGCTTATTATTAGGCTTGGATCTATCCAGTACCTTTTCTATCTGCCCGGTAGTCTTCTCTTCCCGGTAGCGGTACATCTTCCGGTTCATGATCTCCGGATTGTCTACACGGTAATACGCCTCCCCGTCCAGCATCCACTTCCGCTCTGAAGATCTCACAAACTCGTCCATGTACAGCCGGCACAGCTGCATATTAGTCATCCGGTTTTTATTTGGGTCAAATAATATATCCATCCAATCCACCTCACTTCAAAATCTGGATTCCCGGACGCATCTTAATTATTGTCATGCAGAAATACCTGAGAGCATCAAGTGCGTGATCGTGCTCTTTCACTGGTTTGTCCTCACCCTTGTCCGCTGCTTTCGCATCCCAGATATAGGACGCAAACTCTTTGATCAGATTTTCGCACGACTTGTCTATAAAAATAGATCCCGTAAGCAGCAGCGTAGCCACTAACCGGATCCCGTCTATCACATCATTCTTTGCTTTTTTAACCTTAAAGCCGTCTTTTTCCAGCTGTGCTTTGAAGCTGGCGGCTGCCGGATCCAGGATCACGCTGCGGATACTCTCGTCATGCAGCCAGTCTTTTAAATCCCTAGAAAACTCTGCATCAGTCTTTTGCCTGCCCTTATCCCGGCCTGAATAGTAGTACTCCCTGCGGCAGTACCATTTTTTATCTGCTCCCTGCTGCCAGAATAAGAAGGCTGTCGGATTCTGGGTACCATAGTCACAGCTGACATACTTATCACCCGTCCAGAGATCATGCCCTGTTTGCGATTTATATGCAGCAGCCAGAGCCTCCGTATCAACGGTGTGCTTATCTGGATCAAACATATCATAGATAACGCCCTCGGCCATAGCCCAGAGCCCCATGATATAGCGCTTGAAGAATACGCCGGTGTACATGCTGCGATATCGGGCTTTGATCTCCTCTGACAGACTCATATTGTCGTCCATGGTGAAATGGACATACAGCAGCTTTTTAAGATCCGGCTCCTTCCCCGCAGCTTTTGCCTCCTCGCGGATCTTGGCGACCTTTTTCTTTCCCAGGTAGCCGATGGCCTTGTCGATCCAGTTTACCTTAAACCAGTGATAGGGGCCGTCCGGGTTGCAGTTGAACCAATATTTGGATCCGGTCACAGAACAGCGGCCAGTTGCCTGATTGACGAAGCTCTCCGGCATAAGCGCCACCTCGTCGCAGAACAGGCCCGCCAGAGTAATACCCTGAATCAGATCCTGGGATCTCTCATCCTTGCCGCCGAAGATGTAGAAGTAGTTCGTGACCTGTCCCCGGCTGATCTCCACCATGTTGTCTGCCCGATGGTCTGTCACTTGATATCCTCGGCTTTTAAGCATCAGTTTTAACCAGAACAGAACATTGCGCCGGAAGGAGCCAATGGTCTTACCGCACATGGCAAAGTTCTGGCCGGAAAAGGTACTCATGGCCCACATCACAAAGGACAGAGACATACAGACGGTCTTACCGGATCGGATAGCCCCGTCTGCTATAATGCCGTCATAATCCTTTACAGGACTGTCCGGCACCCACCATGTCAGGATCTGCTTCTGCTTGCGTGAAAAGGGCTGAAACTTGAAGATCTGAACCTTTGTCAGGATATTCCGCTGACTTTTCATCTTTTCAATCTTCTGTTTTGTCTGGCTGATCCGCTCCTTAATCGTCATCGGAATCACCCCACAAGTCTCCCGCCTCTGTATTCAGTGCCTCCAGGAATCCATCCTCTTCCACTTCTGTCTCCTGGCCTCCCAGTTTCAGTGCTGCCATATCCAGTTTCATAAGTTCGATCTCCAGACGGGCATCGTCCACGCCGAACCGATGCAATGAATCAATGGCAGCCTGCTTTCGGGCCTGAACACGGGTCAGGGCGTCCTCTATGTTCTGGATCTGGCCCAGTGTTGCGTGTTTCTCATCCAGATCCGTCCACTTATCCTTTTCAGTTCCCTTTTTCTTTTTGACGGTGATGAAGTCCGCCTGCCGCAGATTCTCAATCCGTTTCAGCATCCGGCGCTCCCTGACAGTCAGCAGCTGGATCTCCTGGAAGAGAAGCTGCTCCTTGTCATTCGGCACTGCTGCGGCCAGCTGCTTTTCCTCGGGTTCCAAGCAATCAAAAAGGAGAGTTTCAAACTCCCCTGTGGTGACTGCATTCTTGTTTCCGATAGGTGCGGCGCCTCCTTTATTACCAATAGCATTTTTATTGCCAGGCGGTGCGCCGCTGGTTGCAACTTTTTTCTTTTTGGATTGCAACTTTTTATCACTCTGGTTGCAACCCTTTTTTGTCTTCCAGTACCGGGCCGCCCAGGACTTCACTGCCGACAGACTGACACCATACTTTTCTGCAATTTCCTTGTATTTCATGCCCTGCCGGTAATCAGCATAAGCTTGATCTCTCAGTTCTAAATTTTCACTCAAGCACCACCACCTCTCTTTTCAATTGAGTTTGTTTTTGGTAAAAGAAAAGAAATAGCCGGAGCTACCCTAAAAAGACCAATACCAGTAACCACAACCATCCAATACCATAATTAACTGCCATATATACTGCTAAAAATACAATAGCTGTTTGGCACAAACATTTCATATGCCATACCCCTCCATATCCAAAACGAAGCAGAAGATTTCATATTCTCCTGCTTCAAACATTAAACTATCTTAATATTTACTGTAAAACCATTTTTCTCATAATAATTTTTTATATAGTCTAAAAAACCATCAACGGATTTTCTAACCACAATATTCGAAAGGATCCGACCAACTTCAGTAAGTGAAACGTACCCAATCGGAACCTGTTCCCTTAAGTTCCCGATTTCAATAATATTACCATGATATTCAAATCCAATGCACGCTTGTTCCAAATGCCAGTTTTTAAGAATCAATCTGTCATCTATCGCATTTACTTTTAACAATCCTAACGATTGTAAATCATTCAATTTCTGATACGACACTCTTACACTTTTGAGAATTTCCGTACTTTCATCTGCCGCAATTATTAACATTCCCTTTCCTAAGCCGTAATCGAATATTCTATTAACCGCAAATTTACATACATTATCAAAATCAGCCGCATCATCAGCACTCATTATGCTCAATATATGAACCAATTGTTTTGGAATACACCCATTATTTTTACTTTCTTCTGATAATAATTTCCCCCATAATATTTTAGCATCATCGCGGCAAATATTTTTAGCTTTGTCTAAAAAGAATGCACACCAATCATCATCTAAGAATCCCTGGTTCATATTCTCATAAGACATTCCAAAACTAATAGCATGCTGAATAATATCATGCATATTTGTGAATTCTTTTAATTCCCTTCTAACTTTACTAATTTTCATCGCCTTTATCAATGGCGGCATTTCTGCATCGTTTTCATATTCCTCTTTTAAGTATTCAACAGCATCTTCAAAATCCTTTTTAGATCCACGAGGGGTAACTAAAAACTGCATCAATTCCAAAGGCGAAATTTTATCAAACATATCGCACTCTCCAATCCGACATTTTTCTACATTATATCACACATTGAAAAGGAAAATCTTGCCAAAGTTTGGAGCGCTATTTTGTTGATTTGTCATCACAGAACATACGCTCTGTTTTGTAAAATAACTTAATATAATAAAAAGACACCCTCTCTCAAGGATGTCTCTCTGTACCTGGAACGTCTGGGTGGAGATCCCTAAACCAGGCAACGGACCCTCCAGGAATCGAACCTGGGACACGGTGGTTAACAGCCACCTGCTCTACCGACTGAGCTAAGGATCCGAAGAAGGGGGGCGTCCAGCCCTGGGATGGAACCAGAGCCAGACGAACCGGCCACCCGGCTGTGACACCTGGCGACCGTCGATTTAAGTGTAAGCCGTCGGCTGTATGCCTTTGGCTTCATGGTACACTATAACATTTTGATTCGTAACATTGGTAACATTCGTAACAAACTTTATGCCGCAGACATAAATCTTTGAAATTCCATTTTTACACTTGCTTCTGTAGCCTTCCGCCCCATCTTCACAGCCACCTGCGCCCATGTCATATCCTCAAACACCCTGTACCGGATAATCCGCTGCATCCTGGGCGAAACTGTATTGAGCCATGCTTCCACCTGACGCTTGATCTTCTCTGCGTTCCGGATCCGCTCCTCCAGCAGCACTTCCATACGTTCCAGCTCATCCGGATCCTTAACGGCTGCATACCCAATCCCCTCCAGATGGTAGGTCTGTAACGTGTAAGGGAACTCATGCGCAGAGCCCTTAACACTGTCCTGCTGGATCTGGCTCCGGTGCTTCCTCAGCTTCCGGATCTCATCCTTGGTGTCCTTAATCAGCTCACAGGCATCTATGTATTGCTCCAATATCTGCTTGTTCAACGGTATCACCTCCTCGCCCTCAAAATCCTCTGTCTGGCCTCATTCCACTCATCCGCCCAGGTTTCCATATCCACTCGGACAATCAGGTACCGCTTCTGGTACAGGATTCCCATGTCGCTGTACTTGTCGACCTGAGGCCTACATTTCCATCCAAATCTCTTTTGCAGCTCAATGCCACTGTACCGCCCCACAAGCTTCCCGCAATCGTACAGGTCATAATATACTGGCCCCGGCATAACATCACCTCCAGACCAACAGCACCATCATCAGGGAAGTCCAGACCATCAGATATTCCCACCGATCTATGTTGCCTTGGATCAGATTGACCGTCCCCGTTATGGCCCACAGGATAATCACTATGCTCTTAAGTACATTCACGGCCATACCCTCCCTGTCTTTTCATCTCTCAACCGGATCGTGTCCTCCACATGATAGCCCATACACTTCGCAGTGAAGAGCATCATGCGGACGGTTCTATGGTAATCTTCTGGTGGCCTGTCCGCTTCCCGGATCGCAGCCCCTGCAGCCGGATCCGGATATCCTTCATGGTTTTTGTACATTGTGCACCTCCATTATCCCCTTATTGTTTCGTATAATTTCTTTTTAGAGTTCCACTGAACAGCTACCGGAGCACCGCAGTTAATACAGTTCACATCTAATACTGGTTCTTGTATGTTCGTACGGTACCCATATTTTTTTCCGCACTCACAAGTTATGTACAGCCTATGCAGATCGTTAAGTTCTGTTTTTTCTCCGCACTCGCATTTATAGTATGTCAACGGAGACTTAGAGCAAAACGCCTTTGTTTTTCCGCAATGGCTACATTTAATCAGCAAAAAACCTGTGTATCCTTCCCTTCCGCTACAGGAATCCTCTTCTTCCGACATATCCCCTTTTTCAGGATTTATCTGCTCTTTCGGCTGCTCCTCCTGTTCTTTTACTAACTCCCCTACTTTTTCCTGACGAGCTGCAAGCATTAACTTTTCTGCAAGCCCCCAAAATGTCTTATCTGCCTGCTTTTCATCTACATCCACACTAATCCTTTTCCCTGCGGTTGACACTGTCATTTTTACTTTCATAATGGTCCCTCCTGTGCTAAATGTCAGTTTTGTGAATCAAATTTAGTCTCCTTGCATACTCTGTTTTCAAGTGATTTTCGCATCAGCGTTCCGTCTGGTCGCCTCTCAAACCGTCTCCACATGCTCCACATATACCCTCTGCGACAAAAGCAGGTCGCAGAACACCATTCGACATCACATGATTCACATGGTTCTCCTAAGCCAACGTTTTTATCATTTTTTTGCTTTATGTTAAACAGGCTCATTTGACCATCTATTTGCTTCATCACAACCTCCTAAACCTCAATTTAACTTATCCAGCGGACACCCTATGCCTGCTCTCATGGCCTCACAATTTCCATCCTCGTCCACTGTATCCCTATATTTGCAGTAATTATCACAAATATCACTGCAAACCTCTTCCAAAATTTCCGTCACGCTCTTATTCATTATTTTTCTCCCACTGATACGGCTCCGGCAGCGGCATCCAGGCGGTCACATTAGGATCATCCCAATCAGGATACCCCTCTATAAACCATTCACCGTCCGAACAAAGATTGCCAAGCTCTATTGCATCGCTGAAAGTAATACAGCTATAAAGTCCACTTACTGTCAGCAGCACAATAGTATCCTCTTCCGGCAGTCTCTCCTCCACGGGAATCCAGCGGTTCTGCTCCTTAAGGCGTTCGATTTCTTCCGGTGTCAGCCCGGTGTCCTCATACGCTGCTAACCGCTCAATCAGCTCATCTTTCTTGTTTGGGCTCCAATATCCCGTTTTAATCCCGCTATTGCGGGGATGTGTTAATCTCTCCATGGCTATCCCCTCTTCTTCCCGGCATACACCCATAATGGATATGCTGCTCTGTTCCTCTCCTTGTTTTGATATACACATGATCCCCGGTCTATATCTTTCCCGCATATGCTGCAGATATAGACCGGTTCACTCTTTGGCTGTCTCATTTTCCTGCTCCCCTCCTACTTCTGGCTTCCAGCTGGTCCATCAAGTTCTGGATCTGGTGTACAACCAGTGGACAGTTCCTGTACTTTTTCCGCAGCCCTTTCTCTTGTTCCACGATCTGCTCCCATTCCTCTGACTGGGGAATCGGTACCCGATGGTAATACCTCAGCCAAAAACTGTTATACACATCGTTGTAGATCCCTTTCACTTCCTGATCGGTCAGAATCTCCACATCATCGTAGGTCATAGGCTTTCGATCCTCACATAGATCCCCGGTATCTCCGCCCAGAACTTTTCTGCAAGCTCCGACGCTACCAGGGCATCATCCTTCCAGTATCCGCAGGCTGTCATGCAGTCCTTTAAAAGCTTCTGCAGGTTGTCCGTATCCGGCTTCGTGGTGCGGTATGTACCATCTGCCTGCTTCCCTCTTGGAAAGCACCATCTTACCACCAGACGGATCCCTTCCTGGTACGGCTGCGCCGGCCGGTGCTTTGCCAGATGCCCCATCAGCTTCTGCCGTGCTGCTTTTAATTCCGGCGGCTCATAAAATACCGGCCTTCCCTTTACCACATGCACCTGCTTTTCCTGATGCGTGACGGTTGGGGGGATCATTGCCATAAAAAATTCTATCGTGTTGGTTTCCCATTGTTCACAGGTATCATCCATGAACCGGAAGTATGCCCTGTGTTCGCTTTCCCCATTGCAGCACACCCCTTCAAACTGGGAATACCACTTGCAGGTGCAGCAGTATTTTTTTATTTCCATCCACTTTACTCCTTTAAAGTTTGAAATTGCATTGTTTGAAAAAAACAGATTTGTCAAAGAACAGGGGAAGGAGTCGTCGTGCGAAAGCTGACGCACGACTACTTTCCCCCTTTGACCGTCAGGGAAAAATACTTATTTACCCCCCTTTAGGGGGGTAGTTTTTTTCTTCCCTAGGGAAAAGAACGTAAAACCTGTTTTTTTCCCTCATTTTTTCCCTAGGGAAAAGAACGTATTTTGTATGTTTTTTTCCTTAGTGAAAATAACGTCAATTATGTTTTTTTCTTCCCTAGGGAAAAGGGAATTTTTACGTTTTTTTCCTTACTTCACTATCGTCTATCACGAATCCTCCGTGCTCTTTTAATCGGTTCCGGATCGTTTTTTCTGTCACTCCCAGGTACTCAGCCAGGTCAGAAACGGTCACTTTTCCATCTGTTGTGCAGGCATCATAGGCCGTTACAATGGATTCTTTCCGCTCTTTTGCCTTCTGTTCCTTGGGCTTTCGTTTGTCCATAGCCCGCTTCCACGGCGGCATCTCTGCCTCTGGCTGGATGTCTCCCAACACCCCTACCGTGTCCATCTGATGGACCGGATAGCTGAACCAGGCATTGACTGCCGGGAACTTTGGAAACTCCCTCAGTGTCCCCTCGATCCGCCACGCCGTCAGCCCCCTGGCCCGCTTCTTTGCCTCTTCCACGATGCGCTGCAAGTTCAGCCACTGCCACTTGTCCAGCCGGTTCTCGCAGTAATTCATCATCTGGTAGGCGCTGCACAGGTCATCCTCTGAAAGGTCATCCTCCCACTTAAAATGGGCGTCCAGATACTGTTTACAGGCCCCGCAGACTGCCTTGTTTTCCTCCGCCTTTAAGACATCCTCTGACAGCTCCAGCTCGATCATGTCGAGCATGGCATCCGGGTCGCGGGCGAACACTCCGGAACCGGACGCACGATCCATGGACTTCTTCCCGCCCTGACTGCCCTTGCTGTGGTGGTGGCAGTAAATGGTGGCAACCTTAAGTTCCGTACACACCTTGTCAAACTGATTGCAGAAGTTCGCCATCTGGTCCGCACTGTTCTCGTCCCCGGTGATGACCTTATAGATCGGGTCAATGATAACTGCAATGTAATTCTTCTTTGCCGCCCTCCGGATCAGCATCGGGGCCAGCTTGTCCATGGGCCTTGACTTTCCCCTCAGGTTCCATATGTCAATGTTTTCCAGATGCTCCGGCGGCAACCCCATGGCCTGGTATACGTCCTTGAAACGGTGCAGGCAGCTGGCACGATCCAGCTCCAGGTTTACATACAGTACGCGCCCCTGTGCACACTGCCAGGAGAGCCATTTGCGGCCTTCTGCAATGGCAATGCACAGTTCGATCAGCAGGAAGGATTTACCGGCTTTGGAAGGGCCTGCGATCAGCATCTTGTGTCCCTGGCGGAGCACCCCTTCAATCAGGCACGGGGCCAGTTCCGGCATCTGCTCCCACACATCCCCAAGGCCTTCCGGGTCCGGCAGGTCGTCATTGACACTTTCGATCCATTCCTTCCACTCTTCCCAGCTCCCTTTTCCGATGTTGGTATCTACCAAAAACTGTTTCTGGCTCCCGCGCATGACACCAGGCATCCGGGACAGACGGGACGGGTTACGGTTCTGCTGGTCGATCTCCAGGCCGTTCCTGCGGCAGATGTCATACAGGTAATCCACCCGCCTGCGGTACTCCCCGTAATCCGCCGCATCGATCCGTACAATGGCATGGAGGCTCTTCCTGCCGGAATGGACCAGACAGGCCACCGGAAGTTCCAGCTCTCGGATCAGGGCGTGCTGCTTGCCGATCTCCATGCTGTCCGATTCTACTAAGGCATAACGGTATTCAGTCACGTTTTCATTCCGGACGCCTTTCCCGTCCAGGGGGTTGAAACGGATCCATGCGCCCGCCTCGCTGTTATAATCCCCCAGGACTTTCCCTATGTCCCCGCCGCAGGCAGATAATGCCTCGATCAGCTCCCCTGCCGTGCGGTCATATGCGCCTTTATCGGCCGGCAGCCATTTTTCATCCTTCTGCCAGCTCTTTACCACATACCCTACGTTTTCCCCTGCCTCAAACAGGGCCTCCAGGTAACGGATCAGCTCGTCCGCCGGGTTCCATCTTGACGGCTCCTGCACGTCCTTGTCTTCCACCCAGTTGCTGTCCACCACCACGCCTTCGGCTGATATGGCATCATCCCATCCAAGGGCCACACCCGGGTCACAGGGAGGCGTCCATCCCTGTTCCCTTGCATACTGCACAAGGGTCCCTCCGGTCACCGGGGGTTCTTCCGCAATTATCCGTAAATGGAATTGAAACAAAAGTGCTAAAATGATAA